ACTATAGCAGGCGTTAAGACATTCTCAGTACCACCTGTATCAGCAACTAATCCTACTGCTAACAATCAAGTAGCAAACAAATCATATGTAGATACAGTCGGAAATAGCAAAGTTGCATTAAGCGGAAATCAAACCATAGCAGGTGTAAAAACATTCTCAGTACCACCTATGTGTGGTGCTAATCCCACACAAGATGCACAATTGGCAAGAAAATGGTATGTGGATTATGGCGGCGGAATTAAGAACTTAGGAAATCAAACAGTACCAAAAATAGATTTAAGACAAGCTCAGCATTTTATCTTAACAATGACAGCCAGAGGAGCTATTGGTATAGCAAATTGGGGTGGAGCAGGTAAAAGTGGAACTATCACTGTCAATAATGCTCAAAATATCACTGCTTTTTCGGCACCTTTTAAATTTAGAGTAGCTCAAAGTGGATTTAGTGGTACCGAAACTTTTGCTTATTTTTGCATAGCTTCGAATAATGTAAGATTAGTAAGGACTTAAAATGAACTGCCTCCTTCTTTCTAATAATGGCATAGCACTAAATTTACCTCCATCTTTAGGAGGCTCGGTTGCAAATTATAATTATATGTTAAAGCTAGACATGATTTATAAACAAGCAGTGGTATTGCCATCAAATATTAATAATAAAGAAGTGGTTATGTTAGGCGAAGTTTGGACGACTGGAAATATGTCTAATAAAACTTCTGCAAATACTTTGCATATCACATGGAACAATTTTAACTCTAGTGTAGAATTGCATGCTTTAAGTAAACGTTACACTGCCAATGCAAAAATCAAAGTAGAGAAAAAATTCAATTTTGGAAATATAAATAACTTACAAATAATGCTAAGTTCTTATCAAAGTGGTAGTGCAAATGCAAGGAGTGGTTGGAACTTAAATGATGGGAATAGATTAAACCCAAGAGCAAATTTAACATTATACTGGAATTAAGAAAGGGTAAATATGTTTTATGATTTAAAAAATAAAAATTTAAAATACGATGATGTTTTTTTAAAAGATGTAAAAATACAGAACGAAGAAGGTGAAATTGATGCACAAGATACTTATTTCTTAAGTGCTTGCGATGATGGGCTTTTAAAAGAGCTCGGTTTTGCTAAAGTTAAAGAAGAAGAAGCGCCAAGCTTTAATGAAAAAACACAGAAGCTTAACCAAGTTCAAAATTACGATGAAAAAAGTAATCTTTATATTATTTCTTACGAGATTAAAGAAAAAACCTTAGAAGAGTTAAAAGAATTAAAATTAGAAGAGTTAAAAGCAATAAAAGAAGAAAAGCTTTTATTTATGCCTTTTAAAAATACTACATTTCAAATTGATACTGAAGCAAAAATTAATATCAGCGGAAAAGCTAGCGAGATAATGTTAGCAAATCTCAATAATACTCCTTTGGAAAATATTGCTTGGATTGATAAAGATAATAAAATCATTACATTTAACAAAGAAGAATTTTTAGAATTTGGGGTTAATATTGCTAAATATACGGAAAGTATTATTTTTAAAAATGATGAACTAAGAAATAAAGTGAAAAATGCCACATCTTTAGAAGAATTAAATTTAATTGCATGGGAGAGTGAAAAATGAGTACTGAAAATATAATAAAAGAAGGTGCTATACTCGGTTCTTTAAGTGGATCTGCATTATTAGGATTGATGGTTTTTGTCTTAGCTGGGATTGCATGGCATTTATATAAAACTTTACATAAAGAAGCTGGGGAAAGAACAAAAGAACTTATAAGTGAAACCAAAAATACTAATGTTCTTATTAGAGAACAAATTGCAGTATCCAGAGCAAGCAATGATAGCTTAATCAAATTTATACAAATGCATTGCTCTAAAACTAACGATAAGCTAGAAGCTATAGAAACAGATCTTATGCGAATGGATGAAAGGCTTGTTAAGCTTACTCAAATAAGAAATGATGAGTTAAGAATGATTTATAAAAGAAAGGAAAACGAATGAAAATTGCATTTTATAAAGTTAAAGAAAATGACAAATCTACTTTTCTTGATAAAGCAATAGCTTTTTTTACTTCATCTTGGAAAGAAAGATTAAATGGAGATTTTTTAAATTCCTATTCTCACTGTGAAATAATCTTAGACAATTTAATGATTAGCTCAAGTCCTAGAGATAAAGGAGTAAGAATAAAAGAATTTAAAGACACTGGCAGATGGGATTTTATAGAAATCAATGATATAAATGAGACAAAAATAAAAGAATTTCTTTACTCTCAAATAGGAAAAAAATATGATTTTTTAGGAATTTTGGGCTTTTTCACATTCACAAAAGATAGTGAAGACAAATGGTTTTGTTCTGAAATCATAATAAGAGCGTTGCAAATAGGTGGTTTGGTTAAGCTAGGAGATATGAATGCAGGAAGTTCAAGTCCTAATAGATTATATAAAAAACTAAAGGATACAAATGAAAATTAAAATCATTAGAAGATACACAGGTAAAACTTGTGTTATAGGCAAATTTAAAGTTTTTAGTGATGATAAATTGTTGCTTGAATGCTTTGCATTGGAAGAAGACAAAGAAGGTTTAGAAAGTGGCAAAGATTTAAGAATACCTGAAGGAAATTATAATTTAAGAAGACACACACCTTCACGATTTGAAAATACTTTAAGAAGCATTACAAAAAAAGATGATGATACAATGATAAATGTTTATAATGATGAAGTTCCAGCAAGTCGTGCAATTTTAATACACTGGGGAAACACTGACAAAGACACACAAGGTTGTATCTTACTGGGGCTTACTAAAGATAATAATAATGAAAGTGTCGGTCAAAGCAGACAAGCTTGTAAAGAATTTTATGATTTGGTGTATGGTAAAAATCTTGAAGACATTAAATTAGAAATAACAAATGAGTTAGCATAGAAAGGAGAAAGAAATTTAAGTAGGTTACCAAATAATCCCCTAAAAGGGGACAAGACTAATAAGCCTTGACAATAATTATACATAAGAGTATAATTATAACGATTATTTGGTGATATGCAGTCATAAAAATCACCCACTTTCAAGGGTAAAATTTAGCCATAGGGGGCTAGACCTACGGCTAACCCTTAGGGGTATTATATAAAAACCTTACTTAAACTTCTAAAACAAAATATGATAAATCTTTTATTTGGAAATACAAAGCTTTATATCGCTTTAGTATTAATGGCAATCTTAGCAGGATATTTTTATCTAAGACTTGATAGCACAAAGGCCAAATTAGAAAAAAGTCAAAGTGATTTAGCTTTGGCTTTAAAAATAAATGAAAATAATCAAGAAAAATTAAAAGAATTAAATCAAATTCATAAAACAGAATTAAAGGCTTTAAATGAAGCAAACAATCAAAAAAATCAAGTACAAGAAAGGGTGCAATATGTTAAAGAATACATTTATAAAAGCAATGAAAATAATATTACCAAGCTTTTTAACGATGTCGTTGATAGGTTGTGGGATGCAAACTCAACAAGTAGTAACCAAAATAGAAATTCAAAAAGTAAGAATTCCGCAAGAACTACTAACATTAAGTCCTCTTGAAAAGCCAATAGCAAAAAATGAACTAGATATTTTAAATGCTTATTCTATGCTTTTTTACAAATACAAACAGTGTGAAATTCAGATAAGCAAAATAAAGGAGCTAAATAATGAGTAATACAAATGTTGATTACAACAAAAGACTTGAAGCATTTAAAGAAATTTATCCGCAAATTTTAGAAATGAGTTTAGCGGAAAAATCTCCATTTGGAGAATTTAAAAAGCTTTTAGAACAATTTGGAAATGATAATATAATTAGAAACGATACACAATTCCAGAGCTTAGCACAAGCTCTAGTAAGTGTTGGACAAACCATAGTGGCTCAAAGTCAAAATACAGCTTTATCCATGATTTTACAAGGCGATGAAAACGAGCTTAACGCTGAAAAATCTTTACTTTTAAGAGCTCAAACAGAAACAGAAAAAGCAAAACCTGCATTAATAGCTAGACAAACTTCACAGATAGATGATAATTTAAGAATAGAAGCTGCAAAAGTTACACAGAGTGTTCAATTTGGATATTGTACCGGTGGTCTTGATATACCACAAGAAATTATGAAGCTTGTTAAAGAAAAGATAGAAAATATAGAAAAGTCTTCATAATGCTTATAGATGAAAAAAGGCTTATGAGAAATTATACTCTTAAGCCTGCTTATCCATCAAACATAGGAGAATTGGATACACAAGAAGTATATAAACAATGGTTTACTTATGCCATGATAGGCGTAAATAAATATGTTGAACTTTTACATAAACAACTCATAAGAAAAGGTAGGAGTTATAGCCAAAACGCAACACATCCTCTTTACCCAAACTCCTATATTGTAAAAAAATATAACATAAAAAGTGCATCGACAGCCCCTTATGATAAACATAGTCACGGCAATTTGGGCTTAAATCAATTTTTCGTGGGTCAAGATCCGTACAAACCCTATAAAGGAGATCCTAGCAGTAAAAATGGAATATATCATGATATTTGCGAGATAAGAACTAAATATAATTTAGGAAATATGCAATATTATTATGGTTTTCCAAACAATTTAACTCTTTTATTTGAAAAAGAAAAAGCTTGGAAATATCACGGAAAAGGATTTTTTTATATCGATGAAAAAATAAATTTTAAAGATATATTAAATAAGGCATTGGAAAATATAAATTATGAAATGCTTATAAACGATATCGAAGTAGTTATTTTTTGCCAAACCATCCAAAAAAATAATGAATGGATATATCCTAGTATTGATGATATTAAAATACCAAACATTAAAGTGGAAAATATTGAATTTAAACCATTATTTGGAAAGCCTTATAAAAAACCATGCGTTGATGTTGAAAAATTTTATAATGATTTTAAAGAATTAAATAAAAATATATTTAGAATCGAAAAAGTAGAAATAACCTATAAAATATATGAAAAAGCTCAAAAAACTAGAGAAAGTGATTCAGGTAAAACATACTACGCTTTAACAAGCAAAAAAGTATCTTTTTTTGAAGTATTTAACTCTATAAAAGAAATATATAAGTGCAAGTATGCACTCCCCTTGTGTTTTTACAATAGTTTTAATTTTGTTTGTTATGAAGAGCCTTATGTAGCATTTTCTTCTCTAAATAATGCAAGTTGGGGTAAAAAAGATACGAGTGTTACGCCAAGTATATATCCGCTATATAGAAAAAGTTCAAATTTGCCTTATGGGCGCAGAGATAGATGGTTTGCATTATGGGATAGTTTTTATTATCTTTATGTATACGAAAAATCAAGCAAAGGAATTTTAAGCTTTTTAGCACCTATTGTCACTATCGTTTTAGCTGTAGCTACTTGGTGGATTGGCGGGCAAGGTGCATGGCTTGGTACTTTAATAGGAGTGAGCGAAACCATTGCTTCAGGAATCACACTAGGGATTAGCTTAGGTTTAGCCATAGGTTCTCTAACTGGAAATAAAACATTCTCCATTCTTAATGCTGTTTGGGGTCTTGTTAATTTTCTAGGTGCTTGGGGTGCCAATAATTGGAATTTAGCCGCTGATTTTACAAAAAATACAGCACAAATCGCACAAGAGATGACAACTTTTGAATCAACTTTAAATATTGCGGGTAATTTATTAAGCGGAGCTAGTAAGATTTTTGATGTGGTACAAAGCATTACAGCTAATACCCCTGATATGATAAATGAGCAAAAAGGTAGCGATTTAGACAACAATGAAGGCGGAAATGGGAGCGAAGCTTTGGAATTAGCAAAAGATATGATTAATCCTACAATATGGTATAATTTTGAAACCACAGATATACTAAACGAAAAAATAGAAAAAAATAGAAATCTTATTTTTGCATTCTAAAAAGTTATTGACCTATATATTGACTTTGTAAAAATATATAAAATAATTATATGTAAATATAGGCAATATCTCTATATTGTTCAAATCTCGCTAACCGCACCATTT